GTTCACTTTTTTCGTTAGTTCGTCTATCTGTCTTAGTTACAAAATCTTTTAGTGCTGCAGGTATAGATAAGGACAATAAAAATTTGTCTTTGCGTGCCTTGTTTAAAATAGATTGATTTATTGATTCTGCCATTTATATGCCTTTAATAGTGAAAATTTTGTTTCTCCCAGTTGTCTTCAGACGGGCCTGGTTGGCCAGGTATCGTCCACCCGTCAGATATCAATTCCTCAATGTCTGTTTGCTGTTGTGTCTGCCCGGACTCCATAATCATAGGTAGTGCGCTATCAATACCTGACATCTTCTCATTATTATATATGGATAACGGATTAACAAATTCTCGTATACCATAATCAAGGGATTTTAACATTAGCGGTTTTTGATTGTCATCATATTGTGTAACTTCATAATATGATTCGGTAACAGTAGCTTCAAGTACAATAAGAGACCATATGAGTGACATGACTCTGTCATCAAAACATACAACTTCTTTTTTAGCTGACCATGTACCATTTGGATATCGGACAAATGTTTTGAGCTCATTAAGCGTCTGTATATCTTTAAATCGTATAACATTTAGCTGATTGATCCAATATCTCATATTCATAACTCCTTTATATTTGGTGTTAGTATGAGCAATAACGCCTAATCTATGATCGTACGTAGTAGACTTTGACTTTTTAGGTGCAAACTGTATAAGATTACTGTAGCCTAGTTGATTACGAAGACCGTCGACTACTTGTGCACCGCAATTATTTCTTTCAATAGCAGCCGGTGGTGATCCCCAGTGCTGTAGTATCTCAAATAGCTTTGTGGTGAAATTATACGGGGATATCATATTGTTGTGATATACTGCAACTTGATTAATATTCGTCAAATCAGTTATATCTAATACTTGTACAACACTTGCATTTTCCCCGACTCCTTCTGCGATATCAACCCCTATAGTATATATGTGATCGGTTTTAGGTTCCTCCCACATCAAATACTTGCCATCATCAAATACAAACTCCGGTTCGCAGCATTGTTTTTTCAATTCATCCCATAGCTTCTCATCAAGAACGGATTCACCGGTCTGTAAAAATACATTTCCAAATTCTTGATCAAATGCGTCTTTACTACCTAGAGACTTCATAGTATCTTCTTTCCACTGATCATCCCGATTGGGTACTTCCCACCAATCTACTCGCTCACCATGCCAATTGGTCTCTCCTCTTTCAGCGCCAGCATATAATTGATGAAATAGGTTATCTGTACCATTAGGAGTACTGGCTACAAATATCTTAGATTTTGCTGAACTCGAAATAATAGGGTATACTGATCTCCAAAAATCTTGAACTAGATGATTGTCAATAAATGCTAACTCATCAAGAATTAATACATTACATGAATCACCTCGTCCGGCATCCGATGATGTAGTGGATATACCGATACTAGATCCGTTAGACAGTGCCATGGTAGTTTTACCATACTCAACAACACCGGGCTTTAAAAAATTAGGAAGCAGCTCATACGCCATACGAACTCTTCTAAAAATATTAATAGCTGTTTGTTCTTTATTTGCTACTATTAATATACGTTGATCATCTTGAAAGCATGCAATCCACAGACAGTATATTGTCATAAGTGTAGTCTTACCTATTTGTCGGCTAGCCATTAAGCACACAAACCGATTATCCCTCAAAGCCCTGAGGACACGTTTCTGGCACTTGAATAATGAAATCTTTTCTTTACCGCGGTCGAGATTAACTATATGGAAGTAATTCTCTGCAAAAAACAGAATATTTCGTTTACTCTTTTTGAGTGCCGCTACCCTTTCAGGTGTCCATTCAAATTCTGCATTTCCTCGAGGTAAGTTTACATTACCTAGATAAAAATGTTTTTCTGCAGGTCCGTGAAAATTTTCCTCTTTATTATTCATGTCTGATATAAATATTTATATGCCAGTAAAACATATTGAGGAAATGGGTGAGCTTTATAGTCAGGTTTTAGCCGAAGGTCAAAAAGCTAACGCAACTACAGACATGGAAGGCACGGAAGCCGCATCGTTTAAAGGGTTTACAGAGGGTGGCCCTCACGCTGCTGAAGGATTCGAAGAATCTCCAAACGATACTAACAAGGACAAGAAGAAAGATTCAGCATATAATGAGAAGGGGCTGTCTCAGCCTGTAGTATCTGAAGGTAAAGGTAAAGGTAAAGGTAAACCGCCCTGGATGGATGACGAAGATGACGAAGATGACGAAGATAGTGAAGAAAAAGACGAGAAGTCAGTGAAAAAGGAAGCAAATAAAATAAATAATTCTACTATGAGACAAAATCAGAACAAATCTACATTTGATCGCTTATACGAAGACGTTATGGGCGACGAAGAAATCGATCTTGGAGTTGGTGATGAGCTTGGCGGTGACGAGCTCGGACTTGACGACGAAGGTGGAGACACAGTAACTTTAGACCTACCACGTGATGTTGCAGAGACACTTCACGGCGCGCTGGGTGAACTACTCGGTAACGGGGAAGACGAGATGGAAGATCTCGAAGATGCAGAAGGTGGCCTTGATGATCTTGGAATGGACGAAGAAGGCAACCATGGGTTTCGCGAGAGCCACGTTGAGCTAACAGCGGCCCCTGATGCCACTGCATCGTTGCAAGGACAGAACAACAAAGCCGGTGGTAGTGCTCATGCACCCGCGGGTGGTTCTGCCGATGGCGGTTCTAGTGGCCAAGATGATGGCGGCAAACCGAAAAATCAGCCAGAGGGCTTCACCCACGCCAAGACCAAAAATAATAAGGTTGGTGGAAAAGTCACTGGTGGTAATAAAGAATTCTTTAAAGCCTAAACCAATAAACACATCTCATAGTTTAGCCCGGCCTTGAGCCGGGTTTTTTATTGTATAAATACTTTTATGCTTTGGTTAAAACAAGTTATTGCCGCACTCTTAGAATTCTTTTCTGGTGAAATGAAGCAAGATAAGAAAGCATCGGACGCAGATAAAACACCTGAAAAGTTGAAAAACAAGTGGCGTGAGCGTATAATGGAAGTTGAAAGAAAATCAAAAAATGAAACAACTTCTCAAACTCTCAGCGGTTCTGACTCTTAGTCTGATTCTTCTCGGATGCGGTAGCACAAAAGTCGTATTCGTAGACACACATGCTCAAATGGTACGCATTGGACCTGATGTAAAAGGTAAAGTGTATGTCCTTAAGAATGGTGAATGGGTCCTATCTAAAAATAAGATGCATCTACCTGAAGGTTGGTATGCAGGTGCACTTCCTACCGATTAAATAGTCATGTTAACCTAAATGTAGTGTGAGCTTGCACGCCTTCTGCAGTAGGAGGACCGGATTAGCTAACCGGCATTTAGGTTGACTTCTCTTTCATATATGTTAAAATAATATATATGAGACTTGATCATATTGCCTACCGAGTTAAAGATCGCTATAAGACATCTAAGTTCTTTGCAGGTACTCTCGGTTATACTATAGGTACTGAATTTCAAATTGAATTTGATGATAATTCAACAGCTGATTGTCTATCGCTTATACCATCGGAGGTAAGACATACGCAAACTAGCCACTGGGTATATAAAGTATTAATGGGACTACAATATGGAAAAGGACCTATCAAGGCAGAATATCACGCGCCGCCTGAACTATTTGTCAGTGATGGTCCTCCTGGATCTATTGTTGGTGATTGGGTTGCTGAGCGGAGCAATATTGGGGGTGTTCATCATGTGGCTTATCAAGTTGATAACGTAGAAGAAGCAATGCATGAATGGAAGGAAGCTGGCTATGCTGAGTTCCTCTCTGACGAACCAATGACCTGTCCCGGGTTAGTCCAAGTCTTTACCAAACCATCTGAATTAACAGGTGTAATCTATGAATTAATTTCCCGCAAAGGGGATGGCTTTTGCGTAGACAATGTAAAAAATTTAATGTTAAGCACACAAAAACTATGAGCACAGTATTAGAACAACCAACAGTAGAAGGCCGTAATTTTATTAACGGTCAATTTGTAGCATATCGACGAGGAGTTGAAGGAGCAGACTTTGTTACTGAAGAGTATCATAATATCAACCCGGCAACTGGTGAATCATTAGGCACATTCCCTCAATCCACCCTTGATGAAGTTGAGCATGCTTATGATAATGCACGTGCAGCTTTTAACGAATGGAGAAAAAAAAGCAGAGCTGAGCGTGCTGAAGTTTTATATAGAGTTGCTGGTTTAATTGAAGAGCGCCGAGGTGACCTTGCTCGTATTATCTCTTTAGAGACTGGAAAAAATTACAACGAGTCAATTGCCGAGGTAAACGAAGCCTTGCACATGGCTCAATTTGCGTTCGGTTCCGGTAGAACCCCGACTGGAGATATTGTTGCATCAGAATTGGCGGAGAAAGACTCCTATATGATTCGCAAACCTAAGGGTGTTATTGCAATAGTATCTCCTTTCAATTTCCCGCTAGCCATTGGACCGTTTTGGTGCGCAGCACCTGCATTGGTTGAAGGTAATACTGTTATTATTAAGCCATCAGAAGATGCACCTTGGTCTACTCAGGCAGCTGCTGAATTATATCACGATGCTGGTTTACCTGCAGGTGTATTACAAGTACTACACGGAGATGGGGCGGTAGGCAATCTTCTAGTTCATGAAGACGTAGATCATATCTGTTTTACCGGTAGCGCAGAAGTAGGTCAAAAGATTCGCAGGGTAGCAGCAGAGAGTTGGCATAAAACTACTAGTTGTGAAATGGGAAGTAAGTCAGCATGTATTGTTTTTGATGATGCTGATATAGATATGGCTGTTGATGCTTGCATTGCTAGTGCATTTAAGCTTTCTGGTCAACGCTGTGTATCTTCTGGAAGAATGATTGTGCAGCGAGGAGTATATGATGAATTTTGTAAGAAGTTTGCTGATAAGGCATGTCAATTAGAAACCGGTAACCCATTTAATGATGATGGTACTGTTAACACAGACATGTACTATGGTCCGATTATTAACGAACAAGGATTTAATAAAGTTTGGCACTATGGTGAAATAGTTGAAGCTGACTCACAAGCTGAAGTTCTTTTAGGTCAGGTAAGAGTGTTACTAGAAGATAATGTTTATTGTGTAACACCAATGGTATATAAAACAGAATGGCGCGGGCATGATGCGCCATATTTAAGAAAAGAAGTCTTTGGCCCTCATGTTGCATTGATTCCGTTTGATACAGTTGAAGAGGGAGTTAAAATTTATAACGATACAGAATATGGGTTGGCAGTTGGCATTCTAACTAACAACTATCGAACAGCGCGCTACTGTAGGGATAACTGTGACGCAGGTATGTGTTATTGGAATGGGGGATCCATTGCAGCGGAAAGCCATTTGTCGTTTGGAGGAGTAAAGAAGAGCGGCAATGGCTTTCCGTCTGCAGCTAAAACCTGGTTGGCGGTAACCCACACCATGTCATGGACAGTTAATCACGGTGACGACCTCGC